AAGGAATAACAGCAGAAGAATTTTTTGAAGAGATAACTGAGGAGGAGTTCAATGATGAACTTACTGAGGAATCTTTTGATGAGTTTGAAGAACCGGTGGAAGAAATCGCAACAAACGAAGAAAGCGTACCAGAGGTTATTGAAGATAAAGAAGAGGCAATGGAAGAGCCTAATAAAACAGAATCTATAGAAGAAGAAAAAGAAGTAGCAAGTAATGAACAAGATGAAACCAAATCTGAAGAAAAAACAGAATCCGATAGCAAAGGAACTGAGGAATCCGAAGTATCAACAGAGGATGGTGGAGAGCAAGAAGATGTACAATCGGAAGGAAAAGGAGACCTTGACACCGACACAAATATTTCTACAACTGTTGCAAAAGTAGAAAGTAAATTAAAAGAAAATTTAAAGAAAGTAGCAAAACAAATAGCAGAAGCAACAAAACAGAATACAGAGAACTTATCGAAAGAGGATTTATTTTTTAAGAATAATACTTTAAACGCCTATCTCAAAACTGATTTTTATAAATCAAAAGATATTTATACAGACACTAATCTAGATTTTTTTAATCAAATAGATTTAGGCGTTTATTCAAAAGATATTTACACAACTGTAAGTCTTAACAGTTATGTAAGTAATGACCCTGTAGAAGTACACAAAAAAAATTTAGAAAGAATTAACACAAAGAAAAGACAATTATTAGCTGAATTGGAGGCATTAAAAAATGAATAACATGGTAACTAAATTAAGTTCGGTAGCGGCACTCTTAGGTGTTGTAGGAGCAATAGGTGCGGGATTTGTACAATACGGCAAAGTAATGGCAAAAATAGATGAATTAGATAATCGTAAAGCTGTTATTAATGAAACTGTAGATTTATCTCCACTTGAAGAAAGAATATCAGTATTAGAAGTAGATGTAATTGATAGAATTAATGCTGTAGAAGAACAAATTAAACCTGCTGATTTAACAAGAGTATTTTCAGAAATAGGTAAAATTAGAGAACAAATAGCTATGTTACCTAAACCTGCTAATTTAAAACCTATCTATGATTCTCTTACAAAATTAGAAGAATATGGTTGGGAATTAGAAGAAGATATTGAAGAACTAAGCAAGGATGTTGCTGTAGTTAAAAAAGAAAATGAATTACAAGATATTTTAATTGAAGAAGTAAAAGCATCAACAAGTAACCCTCTTGGTGGATAATGAAAATTTCAGATAATACAGCAGTTAGTATGCCTATGAGAAATCTTCTCAGCATACTTGCGGCTGTAGGAATTGGTGTGTATAGTTATTTTGGTATCATTGAACGCCTCAATAATATTGAGACAAATGGTAAACTAATGATTTCCGATGTTGATAAAAACACAGAGTTTAGAATTAAATGGCCTCGTGGAGAAATGGGGTCGCTTCCGGCAGATGCTCAACAGGATATGCTTATAGAATTTATGTCTACACAAATTGAAGCAATGCAAGAAGAAATGGAAGGCATGATGAGTAATACCGTAAACATAAAAAGAGCACAACAAGATATAGAAAAATTAATTATAGATAGCGAAAAGCTAGAAGACAAAGTAAGAGCAAATGGAAGTCATTAGTATAATTGTTATGTTTATGTTTGGTAATATGAATGATCAACAACATCAAATGACACAATATATTCCTATGCAATCACTATCATCATGCATGAAAGAAGTAAGATTACTTAAAAAGAAAAACACAGGATATGATAAGGATGCTTTTTGTAGTCCTGCTATTGTAGAAATTAAAAATGATGAAGTAGTAGCTTTATATAATGAAGTACCAGAAGGAGCTACAATGGTTAAAAAAGATATTAGTGTAGAAGCATTTCAAAGATGGACTTTAAAAGCTAAAGAAAAATGGAACAAGGATAAAAGTGATTAAAATATGGTTTATGTTAGTATTAGTATCTATGCCAAACGCACCTTCAGTTAAATATAATGGATTTATATATCCAAATGAAGAAAAGTGCCAAGTAGCAAGATATGAATTACACGAAACATATAATAATAAATCTACAGAGTATAAATCAGTAACAGCAATAGATTCATATTGTGTAGAATTTGAAAGTTTTCCTATAGCAGGATTAAATAAAATAGAAGAAGGAGCATAATAATATGGCATCAACGTATACAACAAGATTACGTTTAGAAAAACAAGGCACAGGTGAAAATGCAAACACTTGGGGTGACAAAACAAATGATACTTTTGATCTTATTGATGAAGCTATTTATGGTTATGCTGCTAAAAGTGTTGCAGGATCTTCAAATGTTACTTTAACAAATAGTAATGCAACAGCAGATGAATCAAGACAAAGTGTATTAGAATTTACTGGAACATTAACTGGAAATATTAATGTTTTATTACCAACAACAGAATCAAGATATGTTGTATTTAATAATACGGCAGGTAGTTATACTTTGACTGTAGCTACCACAGGAAATACAGGAACTGGAACTGCTGTTGTTCAAGGTTCTCATGCATTAATGTATAGTAATGGCACATTTGTAAAAGATGTATTTGCAACTGGTGTTAACAATTTAGTTTGTAAAGGAACTCTTAACGTAGCTGGTGCAGTAGAATTAGATGGTGGTAATGTAACTATTAATGAATCTTCTGCTAGTGTAGATTTTAGAGTAGAAACAAATGGACAAACTCACGCTTTGTTTGTTGATGGATCAGCAGATAAAGTAGGTATACTTAATAGTAGTCCTTCTGTTGCTTTAGATGTTACTGGTGCAGTCACTGCTTCTGGAACTGTAACAGGTAATTTATTTAGTGGTAGTGGACAAGATGTAACAAAAGTTGTTCCTGCTGGTGGAATTATTATGGCAGGATTTGCAACTGAGCCAACTAAATCAGATGGTTCTACAAAAAGATATTTATTATGTAATGGACAAGCTGTAAGTCGTTCAACTTACTCAGCATTATTTTCTGCTGTTAGCACAACTTTTGGTGCTGGTGATGGATCGTCTACATTTAACGTACCAGACATGTTAGGTCGTATGCCAATAGGTGCTGGAGCAGGTTCTGGATTAACGTCAAGAACTCTTGGTGCAAAAGTTGGTGCAGAAAACTTAGCAAGTGGTAGTAACGTAGCTTCTGGTAGTAATTACAGTTATGCAATTACAAACCCTGCTACAGGAGTAAACTTCTTTATTGCAACAGAAAAATAATTATGCCAATTAACAAAATTCAATTTCAACCGGGTTTTGATAAACAAAACACTGAGATAACATCTAAGGGTAAATGGATTGATGGAGACAAAGTTCGTTTTCGATATGGTTTTCCAGAAAAAATAGGTGGTTGGGAAAAAGTTTCAACAACTACTTTTATTGGAGTAGCAAGAGCACAATTAGCTTGGAACTCATTAGATGGAACTGCATATGATGCTTTTGGAACTAATAAGAAATTATACATTTATAATGAAGGTAATTTTTTTGATGCTACGCCAACTCGTTCATCTGCTGATATAACAAGTGTTTTTACCACATCAAGTGGTTCATCAATATTTACTGTAACTCATTCTTCGCATGGTGCTTCAGAAGGTGATTATGTTACTATATCAAGTACAAGTGCAAGTATAGGTGGAGTTTCTGCTTCAACTGTTGATGGAGAATATGAAATAGCATCTGTTCCAACTACTTCAACTTACACTATAGATGTGGGAACAAATGCATCTTCAACAGTTTCAACTACAGGAAATTGTTCTGTAGAATATGAAGTTACAGCAGGAAGAGATAAAGCCTTATCTGGTTATGGATGGGGTGTTGGAAAATGGGATGTAAGCACATGGGATACACCAAGAGCAACTTCTAGTGTAACAATTGCTTTAAGAAACTGGGCTTTAGATAACTGGGGAGAAGATTTAATTGCACTTGATATTGATGGTGGAATTTATGTTTGGGATACATCTGGAGGTGTATTAACTGCTTCTAACATAGCTGCAGCAATAACTAATGCTCCTACAAAAACTAAATTTTCTTTAGTATCAAATCCAGATAGACATTTAATATGTTTTGGAACTGAAACAACTATTGGAACTACATCAACGCAAGATCCAATGTTTATAAGATGGTCAGATCAAGATGATTATAATTCTTGGACTGCTACAGCTACAAACACAGCAGGATCACAACGTATAACTGATGGTAGTGAAATTGTTACTGCTGTTCGTACAAGAGGTCAAATACTTATACTAACAGATACATCAGCACATGGTATGTCATTTATTGGTGCACCATTTACTTTTGGTTTTCAACAATTAGGATCTAATTGTGGAGCAATAAGTCCAAGTTGTGCTGTAGATGTAGGTGGAATTGTTTACTGGATGAGTAGTGATGCTTTTTATAGATTTGATGGTACTGTAAGAAAAATACCATGCACAGTAGAGGATTTTGTTTTTGATAATATAGAGCCTAAACAATATGAACAAGTTTTTGCAGGATCTAACTCTGCATTTGGTGAAATTTGGTGGCTATATTGCACCACAGCATCAAACCAAAATGACAAATATGTTATTTACAATTATCAAGAAAACTTATGGTATACTGGTAGTTTAGGTAGAAGTACATGGATAGACTCTGGTACTTATTCATTGCCTTATGCAACTGAATACGATGGTAGTGCAAATACAACTGTTTATGTACACGAAAATGGAACTGACGATGATGGTTCTACTTTAACATCTTATATTGAAAGTGGAGATTTTGATATAGGTGATGGTGATGAAATAATGTTTATTAAAAGAGGCATACAGGACTTTAAAGATCAAGTAGGTAATGTTAATATAAGTTTAAAATCAAGATATTATCCTAGTGATTCACAAACTACTAAAGGGCCTTTTTATTTATCTACTTCTACACAACGATTTAATCCTCGATCTAGAGGAAGACAAATTGCTGTTCGTGTAGAAAGTAATGGATATGATGCAGTTAACAACGATGCAACAGGAGAAAACTGGAGATTAGGTACTCTACGTTTTGAAGTTCAACCAGATGGAATGAGGTAATATGAAAAAAGGATATCACAGAACTAAAGATGGCAGAATTGCTAAAAAAGGTTTATATTATAATATAAATCAAGCCAAAAAAAAGGGAACGAGTAGACCGGGCAAAGGCACTGTTACTGATAAAGCATTAAAGCAATCAGCTAAAACTGCTTTTAAAAAGAAAAAGAAAAAATGAGAAAAGTACACAAGAGCAAAACAGGTGGCTTAACTGCTGCTGGCAGAGCACATTTTAAAAGAACAGAAGGTGCTAATTTAAAACCTCCTGTAGCTAAAGGTAAAAACCCAAGAAGGGTTTCTTTTGCTGCACGATTTGCTGGTATGAAAGGCCCTATGAAAGATTCTAAAGGTCGACCAACTCGTAAAGCACTTGCACTTAAAAAATGGGGATTTGGATCTGTAGAAGCAGCTCGTAAATTTGCACAAAACAATAAAAAGAAATGAGTAAAATAACTAACGTAAGATTACCTTCACCATCTGTAGAATATAATGTTCAACAAATGAGTGAGTTAATTAGAGCAATTGAAACAGTTATATTAACTCTTAATACAAGTTATTCAGCAGAAGAAAACAAACTTGTTATGGAGAGAATGGTTTTTCTATTTGGAGATTAAATGGCAACAACAAATACATATACAAATGCAAAAGCTGTTTTAAGAGGTAATACAACTGTTTACACTGCTCCATCAGCAGGAACGTCTATTATAAAATCTATACGAGTTTCAAATATAGAAGAGTCAAACGATAGAGATATAACACTTACAGTTACAGATAGTTCTTCTGTAGTGTATTACTTAGAACTAAATAGAACTATACAAAAAGGAAGTTCACAAGAACTTTTAGCAGCAGGAAATATGAAAGTAGATTCAGCAGATTCTTCTGTTAGTTCTTCAACACCTATAATATTAAAATCATCAGAGGTTTTAAAGGCAACAACAACAGGAAGTGATGTACACATCATAGTATCAGTATTGGAGATGACGTAATGGCAGGAATATCAGATATAATAGGAAATATAAAAAACTTTTTTCAACAAAGAAAAGAAGCAGAATCTAGACCAGTAATGAAACCAGAAGATGAAGGTAAAACATTTGGTCAAGGTGAGTTCTATTATGATGATCCAAACTTAATTAGATTTATACAACAAAAAGCAGATCAAAATGGAACAAGTTATCAAGAAGAATTAATGAAATTTGTTGATGAGGTAGAAAGTTCTTACAGAGATAAAAAAGCTAAAGGTGGCATAGCATCAATACGAGACTTTACTGCTGGTGGTGGTGTTAGTGGGCCGGGAACAGGAACATCTGATTCAATACCAGCAATGTTATCTGATGGTGAATTTGTAATGACAGCAGATGCCGTAAAAGGCTTTGGTGGAGGAAGTAGAAAACAAGGAGCACAAAAACTTTATGCAATGATGGAGAAAGCAGAGAATAGTGCTAGAAATAAGAGACGTAGCTAAAGATGATTTTATAGATTTATTACATCTACTTTTAAAATTTAAAAAAGAGTTTAATGATATTTATCCAACTGTTAGTATAAGAAAAGTTGGATTAGAAATAGAAGATCATTATAAAAAAGGATTTATTAAGAATGCTTACAAAGACAATAAGTTAGTAGGCAGTATAGGAGCAATGAAGAGTTCGTGGTGGTTTTCAGACGAACAATTTGTTTCAGAAACGTGGTTTTATGTTCTTCCAGAGCATAGAGACTACAAAACAGCAAGAAAATTACTACAAGAATTAATTAAATATTCAAACAACATGACAATACAAATACCTGTAAGTACAGGAAAAAATACAGCCTCACTATATAAGAGGATGGGTTTTAAAGAAATGGGAAATATATGGAGGTACAATTAAATGTGTTTCGGAAGTAAAGTCGTAGATACGACAACAAAACAAGAATTACCAGCGTGGTTAGAGGATGAGGCAAAGCGTATTACGCAGATGACTGCTGGCATTACTGATATGAATGCTCAGTATGTTCCTTATGGTGGCGAAAGATTAGCTGGTTTAACTACAGAACAACAAATGGCAAGACAAGGTGCTGTTCAACAAGCACAAGCCTATAGACCAGACTTACAAGCGTCTAGAGCATTAACAACTATGGGTGCTCAACCCATTACTGCTGAGAATATTTCCCAATATCAAAACCCATACTCTCAAGCAGTTATGCAGACTACCCTAGATGAGTTAGAACGTAGACAACAAATAGCAGATCAAGGAATGGCAGATCAAGCTGTTAAATCTGGTGCTTATGGTGGTGCACGTTTTGGTGTACAACAAGCAGAATCTGAACGTAATTTAAGAGATGTACAAGCAAAAGCAGCGGCAGATATACAAGCAAAATCTTATCAACAAGCATTAGCAGCAGCACAAGCAGACAAACAACGTCAAGGTCAAGCTGGTCAAGCATATGGAAATATTGCAGGACAAGAAATGCAACTTGGTGGTGCTGGTTTATCTGGTTTATACCAAGCAGGTCAATTAGGTCAAACTCAAGCACAAGCTGGTAGAGATATTGCTTATGAAGATTTCCAAAGACAACAACAATTCCCTTACGCACAAGCACAATATGCGGCAGGAATTCTTGGTGGAATGCCATCTCCAATGACAACTTACCAACAACAACCTACAGCAGGTACAGGTCAACGACTATTAGGACTTGGTATTGCTGGATTAGGTGCTGCTGGACAAACAGGTGGATTTGGTAATTTGTTTAGTGATGTAAGATTAAAAGATAATGTAGAATTAGTAGGTAAGTCACCTTCTAATATTAACATTTACTCATTTAACTACAAAGGAAGCAAAGACAAATACGAAGGTGTACTAGCACAAGAAGTTCTTTGGGCATCTACTGAACACGATGGATACCTCATGGTTGACTATTCTAAACTAGATGTAGACTTTAGGAGGTTAAACTAATGAAAAAATTTAAAGGTGGATTATACGCAGACTTAGGAAATTATAAAACAACTTTACCTAATACAGAAATACTCAATAACTTTTTTGCTTTAAATCCTGTTGGATATAGATATGGTGGAATGGTTAGAGGTATATCTGGTGGTAATCCTACTGGTATGAAAGTCACTGGTGGTTTTTTAAATAGAGCACAAAGGTATGCACCGGGTGGAACTGTATCAGCTTATTATAGTCCATCTATTGCTGGTGCTGCTGGTGAACAAAATGTAGGTGTAAGAGCAGGAGATTTTCGTGCAAAAGGAAATCAACGTAGACTTGATGTTATACAACAAATAAATGATCTTTATGGTGGAAATTCATATCGTATAGGTCAAGCAAAAAAAAATAGAAACAATGATTATCAAAGAATAGCTAATATGCTTAAAATTCCTGTATCAGATGTTGCAGATGCTTTTACAGATTACAGTGATCAAATAGAAACATTTGATGTAGAAAAAGCTGTTACAGGCAAAAAGGGTGAGTCTTTAAAAGCTGTGCCAGATAAAAAAGCATCAATAGAACAATTAACAGGTGCTCCTACTGCATTAGAAGAACAAGAAGGTGACATAGAAGGTAAATTTATGTCTAAAGAAAAACCAGTAGAAAAAGAAGAAATGCCACAATACACTGGTGGAGAAGGTTCTTCTCGATTTGGAGATGATGGTATTACAGGTCTAACACAAGAAGAAATTAATAAAATAAAACAAAAAAGAAAAGACACTGAAATAGAAAGAGAACTTGGTCAAATTGAAAAACCAGACTTAACTAAAAAAGATACTAAACAATCAGAAACTTTAGATATAATAGACGATAAAATACAAGAAAACAAAAAGAATAAAAACAAAAAAACAACTGAAACTAATATTGTAAGTGTTGATGGTCAACCAAAGAATATGTTTGATATGACACCAGAAGATTGGATGTCAACATTTCAAGGTATGTCAAATAAAGATTCAAGTCAATTAACAGAAGATGATGTAAGTCTTTCAGATAAAATTGCAAAAGCATTAAATCCAGATAAAAAAGATAAAGGTAAGGAAGCACCAGCTTGGGCTATGCCACTAATGATGGCTGGTCTACAAATGGCTGCTTCTAATAATCCAGATATGTTAGGTGCTTTAGGTGAAGGTGGTATTAAAGGTTTAGAAGAATACGCTAGAATACAAAAAGAAAAACGTGAAGATGAAAAGTACGAACAAGAAATGGCTTTAAAGAAAGCTGGTCTGATCTTTGATGAAGAAAGAATTAAATTAAGTAAAGATCAATTAACCCAAAATCAACAACGATTAGAGTATGATATAGCGTCTGATGCTATGAAATCATATCAACAATTCTCATTAGAATATGCAAAAATGGCACAGCAAGGAGATATAAGTGCAGATGATTTGAAATTTAAATATGAAAATTTAGCTGCAACTATGGATATGGAAGCAAATAGATTGTCACAAGATTTACTTAAATTTAAAGCTGATCATGAAGCAAAATTACAAGGAATGAGTTTAGATGAAAGAAAACTTGAATTAGATTGGTATAAAACTGAAACAGGAAATCTTTTAAATAGTAAATTAATTACTTCTCAAATTGTTAAAAACAATGCACAAGCAGAAGCAGCAGGATTTGAAACAGGATCTGTTGTTGACCTTGAAATTGGTGGCAAAGATATGAAAGTTCAAATTTACAGAGATAAAGATGGATATCATATACAAGAACTTGGTTTAGCTACTGATAAAAATTCAACTAAACTTTTACAGGCTTACATGAAATCTAATCCATATTGGTTTGAAGAATACGAAGAAAACCCAGAGGCTTTCTTTGAAAAATTAGAAGCAGTAAAAGATATGAGTGATATTCTTACCGATGAAAGTAAAGATATAGATTTAGATAATATAGAAAAAATACAATAAGGATAAATAAATGGTTGCTCCTATTGAGTTATATAAACAAAAATATCCAGAACTTGCACAGTATAGTGATTACACTTTAGCAAGAAATTTATATGATAAATTCTATAAAGAAGAATTTCCAAATTACGATGAATTTAGAGATTACTTTACTATAGATCCAGAGTCTTTAGAAACAGAACGATTTGGTAAACGTGTAGATTTAGTTAATTATCCAGAAGACCAAACTACAACAATGGGTGAAGACTTAGTTGGTGGTTTAAAAAAAGGTATAGCTGGATTAAAATCTACTGGATATGGTATACTTGCTGGTACTCAAGGTTTAATAGGTGATGAAGAAGATCAAGAATATTATTTACAAAAAGCAAGAGAGGCAGAACTAGCCCAAGCACAAATAGTGCCGGGTTATCAAAGTTCTAAACAAGCATACGAAGCAGAAGGTATTGGTGGTTTAACTGGTCACTTATTACAAAACTTTGGATTATCTGCACCAGAAATGGCACAAGGTATTGCTGGTACTTATGCTGGTGGAAAAATTGGAGCCGCTGTAGGAACTACTTTAGGCCCAATTGGTACAGTTATTGGTGGAACTGCTGGTATGATTATTGGTGGTACTATTGCACTTGCTCCATCATTTTTTGGTAGAAACATTTTACGACAAGATCAATCTGTAAGAGCAGGTGAAAAAGTAGACATTAATGAATTTCAAGCATTAATGACTGCTCCAGCACAAGCAGCAGCAGATACAGTAATATATGCTTTACTTCCTAGAGCATTAAAAATGACTACACCTCAAGCAGGTATTACTAAAAAAATATTAAAAGGTGGAGTTATTGGTGTACCTACAGAAGCTGGTACAGAAGTATTTCAACAATTTTTAGAAAGAGCACAAGCTGGTGGATTAGATTACGCAACTTCAGAAGATGCAATGAAAGAATATGCAGAAGCTGGATTTGTTGGTGGTGTTTTAGGTGGTGTTATTGGTGGTGTTACAGGCCCTCTTAATATTCAAAATAAAAAAACTTTAGAAGATATTGAAAGAACATCAAGAACAGAACAATCTGAACTTCCTGTAAATTTAGGTGAAGAAATTATTGAAGAGGTAGAAACAGATATTCCTACACCTACTGTTCCAGAAAGAACAGAAGAAACTATTTCTAAAGAAGAAATTAAAACAGTACAAGACGAAGCTAAAGTAGATAGTGAAAAATCATTTGATTTTATAAGTGGAGAAACAGTAGATAAATTTCTTAATGAAAAAATACAAACTATTGTAGATAATCAAGGTGAAACACAAGCAAAAGAATATTATAAAACTTTTCAAAAAGAATACTTTAAGAAAAGAGGATTACCTGCACCTACATTTGAACAGGTAACAAGAAAAGTTAAACTTAAACCTAAAGGCCCTCAAATAGGTCAACCACGTTTTGAAGTAGACGAAGTTAAAACAGAACAATTTATAGATGGTAAAGGTTTTGTTGTTAGAGATAATAAAAGAGGTGGAGAAGACTCACTTGCTTTTAAAACTAAAGAACAAGCACAATCATATATTGATGGTAAAGGAAGTCCAGAATTAACTAAAGAAGACGTTCTTATACCAGAAAAACCAGCAGAAGGTTTTGCATGGGATTCAGATAAACAACAATGGGTTGATAAATGGGAAGGTCAAAGAGGCACAGAAGAACTAGCAGATTTAACAGAAGCTGAACTAAAAGCAGCTAAAGTTGTTAAAGATAAAAAAACAGGTAAAGAAACATTTACTGCTGGTGCAATTAATCTTACTGATTTAACACCTAAACAAAGAAGACTATTATTTGAATATAGAAATAGAAAAAATTTTAGAAAAGATCCAGAAAAGTTTAACTTTACTGATTTAAAAGAATTAAAAGAAGCTGGCGTAGTTCCAAAAGATGCAAGATTTATTGCTAATCTTACACCTAAACAACGTAAACTTTTAAAAGATAGAAGAAAAACTAATAAAGACCAAATTTATACTACTAACAGAGAGTTAAATGAACTTGGTGTTATTGGTGGAACAGAAATAAAAGCTGATATAGAATCACAAGTAAGAGAAAACATAGTAGAAGAAAAAGATGCTTTTGATGTTGGTTTTGAATTAAAACCTGTATTAGAAAAAGAAACAGAAGTTATTGATGGTAAACAGTATGTTCGAGATGATCCTACTGAAAAATTTGAAGTTATTAAAGTTCTTAAAGAAAAAGGAACTGACAGAGTTGTACAAGAAAAAGTAGATAGTATACATGAAGAAGAAAATGTGGCTTCTGCTCGTTTACGATATTTACAAAAACAAAATAATGTTGAAGTAGATATATACGCTGGTGAGCCTGTTATTAATAGTAAAGAACTTGTTGAGAGAAGTCCAGAATTAGGATCAATGGCAATATTTGTTAATGATATTATAAATAAAATATCACCTACAACAAATGTTTTATTTGCTACAGATAGAATTGTAGCACCAGAAGGTTCTTTAGGTTTTAAAACAAGTGAAGAAACAGTTGGTAATATACAAGGTTGGTATGACCAAGCTGGTGATACTATTTATCTTTCTTTGCAAGAATTAGAAGGTATGCTGGATGCTAAAGGCAATCCAACACCAAAAATATTTGAGTTACTTTCTCATGAATCTTTTCATGCATTACAACGCACAATGGGTAATTTAAAAAAGAAAGGTGTCTTTACTGAAAAAGAACAAAAAGCACTAGATGAGGCTTTTGCTGGTGGCAAAATAAAAGATATGCCACAATGGGTTCAAGATACTCTTGGAACAAAAGCAATAGATTATCTTACTAAAAAGTATGGAGATAGAGATTTAGAAGCTGTAGAAATGCAAGCCTATGTATTTCAAGCGTGGAATACACAAAGAGCATTTAATAAGAGACCTCCAGTAGGTAATATTATTCAACGTGCTTTTAATAAGATTGGTGAAATACTTACTAAAACAAAAAGATTTGTACAAGGTAAAGGATACAACACTTTTGAATCTGTATTTAAATTAGCTGGTGAAGGTAAAGTTGGCAGAAGAGGATTTGATTTTAGAACAGAAGAAGAAGCAAGGGCTTTTGGTCAACAACGAGCAGAAGAACTTGAGGTTGCTAAAGATGTACCAACAAGAACTGATGTTGATTTTGAAAAAGCTAAAGATAGAAAATTACTTGATGCACCAGATGTAGGTGAAAGAGTTATTACTCCACCAGAAGCACAATATTCTGTTGCTCCTACAACTGTTTATCCAAAAAGTAATGTTAGAGGAACTATAAATTCTAACAATCCTATATTTAGACCACTTGGATTTAGACCTTCTCAAGAGGCAATGAGTATTCTTAATAATGCTGCTGACATAATTGTTGAAACTAAAAAAGGTAAAGTTCCAGAAACAGAAACAGAAAGAGTTAAACGTTCTGCTGATATGCAACCTGCATACAATGAAATTGTTAACTTTAGAAATAAAATTATATCTGAAAAACCAGAACAAGTTAATGAAGATACTGTAAGAGAAATGTTAGACCCTATGGTTAATGCGGCTGTTGCTGTAAGACATGGGCATAAATTTGATATTACAGATCCAAACACAGGTGACTCTATTACTATTGGTAGTGGAGAAGTATTAACTGGTCAAGATGCAGACATACATAAAGAATTTAGTGGTAGACGAGTTAATCGTAAATCTCTTTACAGGGCTATTAGTGAAGGTTCTTTCCCAAGAACAAAAGAGGAACAACAAGTAAAAAAAGCAGACATAGAAAAAGATGAAGTTGCAGAAAGATCAAAAGCAAAAGCAGATAAAGTTTTAAAAGATAAACAAATAGAAGGTGCTACTCAAGAAGAAATTACAGAACAAAAAGAACAAGAAGATGCAAGAAGAGCAATAGAAGGTAAACGACCTATATTACGAGCTAAGTTTTCTGTAGATACAGTTTCAGTTAGAAAAAATCCACCTAAAGAAAAACTTAAATTAACAAGAGATTTAGGTAAGTATTTTGATGACATGACTCAACCTACTGATCCTATGGATGATAAGGCTTTTAACGAAGCTGTAGATTCAGCGGCTAAAGAAATTGAGTATCAAAAAAATCAAGTTCTTAATGGTATTGGTTGGTATTCAAAAGATGCAAAAGATACATTTGATTTATTAAGTGAGGCTCTTCCTACATTAGAAACAAATCCACATGATAAAGATTTGTTTGGACTTATGACAGCTATTACATCAGTTAATAGAAATCCAAGAGAGAATGTAGAAATAGCTTCTAGAATTTATTATTATTACAATAAACATGGTGTATTACCAATTAAAAATCCAACTACTAATAAGTTTTGGAGTATGCCGGGTGTATCAAAACAATTAACTTTATTACAATACATGTTAGATACATTAGGTGTAAGAGGCACAGTTGATTTTGTTAAAAGTGAAAAAACAATAAGAGAACTTGCTCAAGTACAACGTGATTCTGGTAAAGCAGAATATGGTAACGTAATTAATGACAACTACAAAGCTAACGCTAAACCTTCTTTAGGCACAGGCAAAGGATTAGATACCAATGTTCTTGGTACATTTATCTTCGGCCCTAAAGTAGGAAGATTTTATTTAGATATTAAAGGCATTAAAGATAATGCAGAAGCAGAAGGCGTTACTAAAGATGTATGGTTTTCAAGAAGTTTCTACAGATTATTTGGTCAATTAACAGATAATACTCCTTCATCCAGAGATGGATTAAAAGGTGGAATGTTAAAGAAACATGAAAAAAGAGCAGATGAATTTGCTGTAGCATTAGCTAAAAAGGTAGGTTTAACACCAAATGATGCACAAGCTGCATTATGGTATTATGAACATGAATTGTATGCTGATACTGTTAAGCAAGCAGCTAAATTATACACATTGTCAGATGGTGCAAAAAAGTATATAAATAATTTTAAGGAGAACAAGTATGGAGAAATCGAGTCTGAAAGTTCTAGCCCAAGCGTTGAAGTTGGAAACAGAATTGAACGAACAGAAGTTACAAGAGAAGAACAAACAGAAGAAGGAAAAACCCAAGAAACAAAAGTAGTTGATGACTACATTAAAGGGCCTGATGCTAATCTAGAAGCAGAAGGAAAAGAAACAGTAGTAGATATTGTTCCAGAGACAGGAGCATTATATAGCACTGAAAGTTTAATGGGTAATAATAACGATGAAGGCATCGTAAGTATGTCTGATGTTATTATGGATGACAGAGTGAAATCTGGTTTAGCTAGAATAGACAAGACATACGTTTCCAAGTTAGATAAGTTAAGAAAAAAATATCCTAAATTAGGTGGTTGGATAGCAAACTCTGCTATTGAATTAAGAATGGGAATGCAAGATAAAGGATATGGAACTCGTAGAATACTAGACGCTGTAGAAAGAAAACTGGGTATGAAACTTACAGACCCAGAATTACAAAAAAAATATGGTTTAATAGATCCTTATGTTGCTGAAGAATTATTTCATGGAAGAACTGGTGAAAGATTAGCAGAGTTACAAACTCTTAAAGTAGAACCTATTATAGATACTTTGGAAAAAAATAATATTCCTATAGGTGATCTTGATCTTTATTTGTATGCAAAACATGCTAAAGAACGTAATGCATCTTATGTAGAAAAAAAGAAAAAAAATGAAGAAGGTTTTGAAAAAGTAACAGAAGAAGAAGCTGCTATGGGTTCTGGTATGACTGATGAACAAGCTGACATTATTTTAGCTGATTTTAAAAAACAAGATAATTTTAAAATATTAGAAGACATTAGCAAACAAGTTAGTGAAATGATGCGTTCTAATTTAGAAACAAAATTTGATGGTGGTATAATATCAAAAGAAATAAGAGATCAATTACTTAATCAATTTGAAAATTATGTTCCTTTGCGTGGTATTGATTTTGAAATAGACGCTGAAGAAATTAATTGGAAACTTGGCGTTCCAATTAAAAGAACAGAAAAAAAATTAAAAGTAACTAAACCACCGGGTTTTCAAGTTAAAAAAGAAGGTAGAGAAGTTAAACTAGGTAGAGGCAGAGGAATACTTCCAGAAAATATAAGAGAAGCAAGAAATACTTTTGCTCAAGCAATGATTCAACTACACAATGATATTGTAAGAGCAGAGAGAAATAGAGTTGGTAAATCATTATATGACTTTGCTAAATATTATGAATCTGAAGTTGATCCTAATACTGATGGTCTTTGGACTATTATGGAAGATCCAACTAAACCAGAGCAAGCAAAAACTATAGAAGAGTTTACAAAATTAAAAGAAGAATTTAGAAAAGAAAAAGGTAGACTTAAAGGTAAATGGAAAGCTAAAAATTTAGGTGAACCATTTGAGTTTATTATAGATGGCAAAAAAAAAGTTATGCTTTTAGAGAATGAGTACCTTGCTCGTTTCTTTAATAACATAGGTGCTCAATCTGGCAACATGTTTACTAATGCATTAGGTAGAGTAACACGATATCTTGCAATGATTAACACAGGGTATAACCCAGAGTTCGTTGTTGCAAACTTATTAAGAGATTTACAAACTGCCGCAATTAATATTTCTGATGAACAAACTGTTCAATTAAGAAATAGTATGTTTAAAAACTGGAAGAAAGCATTAAAAGGTGCGTATAACGTTGAAAGAAAAGCAGATTCACAAGGTGAATGGGAAACAATATACAGAAATTATAAAAATGCTGGTGGTAAAGTAGGTTTCTTTACATCTATTAAAACATTAGAAAATCAATTAGATGAAATACAAGCACAACTTGGTGGTCTTAATACAGAAAAAAAATCAAGTGCATCACTTAAAAAAGGATCTAACTTTGTTAAAAGTGTAGGTAAGTATGTATCAGATGTTAACGCAGCAGTTGAGAACGCTGTTCGTGTATCAGCTTTTCAATCAGCATTAGATGCTGGATTAACACAAACTCAAGCTGCAAGTCTTGCTAAAAACTTAACTGTTAACTTTAACAGAAAAGGTGAATGGGGTGGATTAATTAACTCTATGTACCTATTCTATAATGCATCTATTCAAGGTAGTGTTCGTGTATTACAGGCTTCATTTAGAAGTCCTAAGATAAGAAAAATGCTTTATACTATTACTGCTGGTTCATTTGCATTAGATATGTTGAATAGAATGGCGGCTGGTGAAGATGAAGATGGAAGAAACAGATACGATAAGTTAAGTGGATGGGTTAAATCTCACAATCTTATTTTGTTTTTACCCGGCACTGAAAAGTATATAGCTATTCCTATGCCATATGGATACAATGTTATGGCTGTATTAGGTCAAACTATGGCATCATCAATGCCAGAAGATATGGGTGGATCTAGTAAACAACAAATTTCTGTAGGAGATAATGCTTCAAGAACTGTTGGTTCTATGTTTAATGCTTTCAATCCTATTGGAGGTTCTTCTAGTGTAGTTGAATTTGTTTCACCTACAGTTTTAAAACCTGCTGTACAATTAATGCAAAATGAAGATTATGCTGGTCGTTCTATTTATCCACCAGATAATCCTTTTGATGGTAATGCAGGCCCACCAGATAGTCAAAGATTTTGGAATGCCTCAAGTATTTCTCAAGTAACAGCTAACACACTTAACAGTTTAACTGGTGGTAGTAAAATGGAAAAAGGATTTATAGATTTCTCTCCAGAAACTATGGACTTTTGGTTTGGTCATTTATTTGGTGGACTAGGAAGTTTTACTGGAAGAACTACTGAGTTAGGAAAAAATATTCTTACAGGTCAATGGGATGAAATAGGCCCTAACCAAGTGCCTTTTACTCGTAGAGTATACAAATCTCAGCCAACATTTGTTGATAAACAAGCATACTTTGATATTAGAGATGAAATTAAGATTGCTGAAAATCTTATGGAATATCATAGAGAAGAAGGTAATAAAGAGGCTCTTGCAAATTTAAAAAAAGAAAGAGGTAGTTTATTACGTCTTCGACCAGCTATTAAATCAGTTGAATCACAAAGAAGAAAAATAAGACAACAAATTAAATTTATTGAAGACAGTAAAAGATTAACAGAAGATCAGAAAAAAGATAAAATTAAAAAACTTTTAGATAGAGAGTCTTTAATTATTCAACGTTTTATAAAAAGAGCAGACAGAATATTAGGATAGGAGAACAAATGGCTGAGTGGGAAAAAGAGATTGCTGAACTAAGAACTGATGTCAAATATATAAGAGAAGATGTCAATATTATGCAAAAACAGATCAGAGACCTTAATAAAACCTCTAATATGGGTCTTGGTGGACTTAAAGTTTTCCTTTTAATTGGGGGAATTTTAGGTGCTATTTGGACTTTTATTAAAATTACTGATTGATATAAAACGAAACTTCCTCTATGGTCAAGAGGAACAATGGTAGAACAAAAATATTATGGTGGATAACAAAGTATATAAGCGTATACTCTGTATTTCAGATTTGCACGCACCCTATAATCATCCTAATAGCATAGACTTTATTAGGGGATGCAATAAGGCTTTTAAGCCAGATTGTGTCGTAAATATGGGTGACGAACTAGATTTTTCTGCTTCAAGTTATCATGAATCTTCAACTGAATTGTATAATCCAGCGAGAGAACTTGAAGAAGGGAAAAAAGTTATAAAGGAACTAGAGAAGACGTTCCCTACTATGAGATTATTAGATTCAAATCATGGTAGTATGGCTTTTCGCAAAGCAAATACAGCAGGATTAGCAAGAAGTTTATTAAAACCCTACAATGAAATGTTGGGTGTAAGCAAAAAGTGGACTTGGCATGACACATTAACATTACAGACTCCTATGGGATCTGTATATTTTGTGCATCAACAATCCTCTAATGTCTTACAAGTATGTGCGGCAGTATCAATGAATGTCGTGCAAGCTCACTATCATACAAAAGCGTGTATACATTACACATCAAGTCCAGAAAGATTGATGTGGGCAATGAATACAGGTTGTTTAATTAATAAAAATCATTTGGCTTTTAAGTATAGTCGTATTATAGTAAAGAGACCAGTTCTAAGTTTGTCAGTTGTAGATAACGGCATACCTCGAATTGTTCCAATGGTACTTAAAAGAAATGGAGAGTGGGATGGAAAAGTACACCTCTGAAGACATGGTTAACAAGCCACCACACTATCGGTTTGGTGGGTATGAGTTATTAGATGTTATTAAAGCGAAATTAAGAGAATCAAAAATGACACCAGCACAAGCTGGTCTTTGGATTCAATTAGTACAATATTTATTTAGATATGATGTAAAGGGTAATCCTTTTCAAGATTTGAATAAAGCTAAATTTTATCTCAATGATTTATATAAAGAAACCGAAAAAACCCATAAAGACTAAAGCTATCGAAGATATGACTTTTAAAGAATTTGTCATCGAGATGCAAAAAACTAACAAGCTCAAAGCCAAAGTTGGTAATGTGCGTGTAAAAACAGGAGAAAAAAAATGAAATTACTTCAAGATTTATGGAATCACTTAAAAGAATGGTCAGACTGGTCAATGAAGGATTGGATTAAAGCTGGTATTGTAGCTATAATCGTAATCGTTGTAATTGGTGCAATCTAACCCATGTTAAATTTATTATTAAAACCCTTGCTCGGTGTTGCCGGGCAAGCAGTTTCTGGCTTCGTAGAAACAAAGAAAGCAAAGGCACAATTGAAACTTACAGAAGTTCAAGCGGCAACTAAGTTAAAACAAGACCAAATAGCTGGTAAAGTTTCATGGGAAGCATCTGCTGTTGATCAAATGAAAGGGTCGTGGAAAGACGAACTAATTTTAATTTGTCTTTTAGGGCCTGCCGTTTTAGTATTTTTTCCCGGCATGACAGAACATGTTGAAGCTGGGTTTGTTGCACTCCAGCAACTGCCGGATTATTATAAACATTTATTATATATAGCCTGCTCAGCAAGCTTCGGAATTAAGGCTGGAAAAGGTGCAATGGGATTGATTAAGAAAAAATGATTACACCACAAAGATTAACAGCATGGAGAATATTTCCACGTTTACTAATTACACTCTATGGTTTTTCTTTTTATAGAACAACTGAATGGTTTATGCAGTTACCAGACCCTACAAACGCACAATCAGCTTTTGTTTCTGTTGTTGTAGGTGCTGGAGCCGCATGGTTTGGTTTATATGTAGGAGGTACTAGGAATGCCAAAGTTGAAAGCAAAGAGTAAGAAAAAAAAAGAAAAAGAAGTTAAATATGTTTCTCAATGGTATTGGGATCATGATTGGCTTGGTAATAAATACAAGGCAATTTATTTCGGCCCTAGAATAGATTGGATGAAATTATCAAAATGAAAACTAGAGATTATAAAAAAGAATATGGTGAATATCACATTAGACCTAAACAAAAAAAAGACAGAGCAGGTCGAAATAAAGCAAGGCTATCTGCATTAAAAAAAGGTAAAGTTAAAAAGGGTAGTGCTTATGACGTACATCACAAGGATAAAAATCCAAGAAATAACAACTCAAAGAATATTACTGTTGTTCATAGAAAAGTAAACAGAGGAAAATTAAGGAGGAAAAAATAATGCCACACGTTGCAGGACATTCACCGGGAGGTTTTAATTACTCTCCTGTTAAACCAAAACCAAAACCAAAACCAAACACATCTGCATATTCATCAGCAGCAGCAAGTGGATATATGGGTGCAGGTTATACACCAGCAAAAGACAGATTAAAAATAAGTCAAGCAAATCCTAATTACGTTGCACCGGGAGCAGGTGGAACTATTGTTACAACTGGTCAAGATAATATATCTAGAAGAGAAAAATTAGATGCACAAGGAAATGTAGTAGATACAACATTTACTACACCACCAAAAGATGACAAACCACCAAAAGAAGACAAAAAAGAACAGGTTAAATATTATGATGATGAACTTGGTCAACTTTCTGAAAGAGATTTATTTTTATTAGAAAAAAAAATAGGTCAAAAAGCAATTATTAAAAATGGTAAAATTTTCTTTGTAGACACAACTGGATCTGTTGTTCCAGCTTTTGCAATGATTGATAAACTTGGTGGTGCATTAGATAAGTTTACAGGTTTTAGACCAGAAAAATCATTTGGTTCAGATGATCCAAGAACAGCAGCAACTTTTGCTAAGATGTTTGGTGATATGGATAAAAAAGAATTTGAGGATTTCTTAAACAGAAAAGGTAATCTTGATCGTATAATGGATTATGCAGGTGGTCTTTCACCAACTGACAATGCTAAACTAATGGATTTAATTAAAGCTGGTGATCCTCAAGCACTTGCTGATAGATTTATGACACAAGGTAAAGGATTAGATGCAGATAAGTTTCAAAGTTATTACGATAAAATAGCAAATCCAGAAAAATATTATTCTGATCCAAAAAATGTACCACAAACTACTGGAGGTTTAGTAGATTTAGCTAGCTTAGATGCAAGTCAATTCTCTGGAGATTTTGCTAATAAAATATTTGCTGCTCGTGAAGAATTAAGCAGACAAGGTAAAAATCCTTTTACAGGTAATACACAACAAAGTGGTGGTGGTATAGGTGATTTTCAAACAAGCACTCCTACTCCACCTGCAACAGACACAACTGTTCCAACACCAGACTTTCTTTTAAAAAGACAATACATGCCGGGATTTACACCTAATTATTTAGGTGGGCCTGAGCAAATGCAAATTGCTGGTGGTTATTATGATCCAGTTACAAAGAAATTTATAGGCAATCCTTATGGAACTGCAAATATGTATCAGTTTGCACAAGGTGGAATAGTAGGAACAAATCCTTTATTATTTAAAAATCAAGGTGGAATGGCTAGCAATAAAGGTATAAAGTCATTTAAGAATTATGGTTATTAATAGAGCATCTATGCCAAAGCAAGTTAGTAAAGGTAAAAAGAAAAAACCTACAGGCAAGATGAGAAAGAAAAGAAAAACAGCCTATAAGATAAGCTATAAACATTATGCAAAATCCAGAAAAAGAAAAAAAACCTAGAGTCTGTATTCACTGGCTTGATGCTTATGATGCCTTAGATACAGGGTGGCATGAGTATGAAGATATAGACAAGAAAGCAGTATTAGCTGATTGCGTTTCTATTGGTTGGTTATATAAAGAAGACGATAAAAAGTATGTCTTAATAGCTGACTTAACAGAAGGTTACGCAGGAAGAGTTACAGTTATTCCAAAAGGTTGGATAAAGAAAATAGAATGGCTAACTATTAGCCACTCTACTGTCTTTTAATTGTTTTAATATTTCTTTCATTAAAACTGTAAGCCTCATACCTTTCCATTGTTTTTTATGCCATTGGTAAGTTTTTTTACTTATAGTACATGGATGTTTTTCAAACCCATCATTACTTAACCAATCCTTTACATATGAGTATTTTACTTTTTCAGTTGTTTTAATGTAACTGTTTTGTATTCTAATTTTTTTATATTCACCATCAAGTCCATAGACACAATGATAAAACTTATGTGATTTTTTAATAAACCACGGATAAGTTCCACAATCAATCAACTTCCACATGTTATTCCCTTTTAATGTTTGAGGTACTCTAACATGTCTTGTCAACAAAGTCAACTCTTCTTTTGTTATCGTTATTTTCTCTGCTTCCCAACAAAGAGTAATCATCAATCTACTTTATAATCTTCTATAACTTTTTCTCTAAAAGAATCTATTTGTTCTCTTTCTTCTTTTGTTGTTGTTGATGTTTTTTCAAACAAAGCAGGATTTAATGGACTGCTTCTTTCTATAGGGGGAGGGGAACTGTGCACCAATTCTTCTTTTTCTTGTTCAACTTTATGACCATTAGTTACCAGTGAATAAAAATCTTTATTGATCAATTGAACATGAGACTTATCATCATATACAATAACCCAAGTCCTAACCCTAGATCCTTGAGTAGTCGTAATATCCCATTTTTTAAAAGAGTGAACTGTCTTTGGTGGCACAGTTCCTTTTGTAAGATATTCTAAAACTTTAGAACGACCCATTATTCTAGATTCAGAATGATCTACAAAATGTAATTGCCATAACTTTTCTTCGTGGATACCTGTTTCTGGGTTTATTCCACCATCAGTTAAAATTTCTATGTTATGTATTATCTTCGACATAATATTTTATTGTTTTCTCATCTACTAATTTATCAAAATTATACTCTTCTATACTGTAATTTGTCAACTTAATTGTTTCCTCAATAGCTTTATTTTGTGCTTTTTTCCATTTTCCAATGAATATTTCAGCGTCATCTAGGCTATCTGGTACTATTATTTGTCTGTTGTGTACTTTTATTATGCCTGTCATTCATCCACTCATCAAAATTTGTCATAGGATAACGAACAATATTCTGACCTAATTTTATCCATTCAGGCCCTATCCCTTTCTTTCTCCATAACATTAATGTTTGTGTTGTTAGATTTAACATACTAGCAACATCAACTGGTTTATAATATTTCATACAGTAAATTCCTTTGCTATTTGTACACCTATTGGTGTTAATTTCATTTCCCTTTTATTCTTAGATGCAAATCCCATAAAATAAACATTACCTACTTTGTGTGTTTTGCGTAAATTTAATTCTACTAAATTGTTTTTAAACATACCATACACTAATGTTTTTCTTACTCTCGTTGCTCTTTTTTCTTTTCCAACAATAAATGTAGAACGATCTCCCTCTAAAAACTCATAAAGTTTTTCTCCATTCAACATTCTGTGCATAATATGTAATTCAAGTTTCGATATAAATCGTTCATCCATTTTTGTCATAGTTTTTCTCATGGTTACACCGTAAAATCTAAATTAAATGAAATACTTCTTCTAATGCCATCACCTCTAAAAGGATAAACTGAATGCTGTAACCAAGAAGGAAACATAAATATTTGTCCTACCTCTGGTTTAATTGCATGTTTATTATTTAACATAGATAAACTTTCCCCATACATAAATTCAATCCATCCAGCATGCTCTCTCTCTTCATCTTTTTGTATAGACTCTGGCATCATTAACCATCCTGCACAAGATAACCTTCCCTCATGTTGATGCACAGGATTAAAATCCCCAGCTACAGAATTAACCAACCAACTTTTTAAAACATTTAAAGTTTTAATTCCATTGTCCATTACACTTTGTTCTTGTTCATTAAATGTTAAACTGTTTTTATTTCTTTTTAAAAGAGACTGTACATATAAACTTGCACAACCACCTACCCATTGAAACATAGAAGGTTTACCCTCTCGCCAAATGTGATCTTCAATAGTGTGTTCTTGTTTTACATTACCTACCAATCTATCAGAAAAATCTAACTTCTCAGACTTCTTTTTATCAGCAGAAATTTTATCTCCATATTTATTTAATGTATCAATGTGTTCTTGTGGCATTTTAAATTCCATAAGTAATGGACTAAAAGGTGCGTGTTCCTTTGTTTGTATTTCAATCATTGTAAGTCTCCATATCTGCCTTTGATGTGCGTTTGTGAAAAAAATTTTCATACTCTGGATGCTCACTCATAAACATACGAGAATAAAAAGGTTTATAATTATTATTAATCTTATAATCTTTATCAGTTGTCATTATATTAGTTTCCCAACGAATACGATTAATAATCATTTCAGAAGATAATTTTTTATGACCACGACCAATAGCTGTAAAAGTAAACTCCTTAAACAACTTATATATCTCTGGATTATCTTTGTGAAACTTTCTAAAATCTGACTCAATAGGACTTATAAATTCCATATCTAATTGGTTCATGTTTCCATCCTTGTTAATTCCATTTCCTTTCTTGCTGTTGCATTAGCATCAAGCATAAGGTCTTTCTTCCATATACATCTTTCTAATTCAGCAAATGATTCATCTAATTCTTTTTCTTTTTCCTCCATTAATTGGTTGTAAGCAATGACCTGCTCATCAGTTCTTGCTTTTGCTTTTGCATCTTCAACGCCATGCTTTTCTAAAGATTCAAACTTATAAAACAAATATCGTTGTTTTTCTTTTTCATCCTTTTGTCTTTCTAAACTTTTATATTCTCTTCGTGCTTTCCTATACTCTACAATCGCATTCTTATAAGACTCTGCTACACGATGAGGGTCATACTTATTTAATCCAACATCATATTTAACCATCTTCTACCTCCGAAAATAAAGGGTTATCACCACCTATTCTTTTCTTTGCTATCTCTACATACTCCTCATTAAGTTCTATTAAGATAGCATCCCTACCTAAATTATTAGCAACAAAACCTGTTGTGCCACTACCACCAAAAGGATCTAAAACTATACCACCTTTAGGACATCCAGCTTTAATACAAGGTTCTATTAAGTCTGTTGGAAACACAGCAAAGTGTGCACCTTTAAAAGGTTTAGTTGTTACTGTCCAAACATTACGTTTATTAGCATAACCATTTCCATAAGTTCTTTCACCTTCACTAAATCTTTTTCCATTTGGATAATCTGCTTGATAACCTTCTGCTGATTTGTTTCTTACAGTTGGTTTTGTTTTAGCCTCTTCTCGTATAGCTTCTGAATCATAATAATACTTTTTGTTTTTAGAAAACAAGTATATCTTTTCATGTGCTGATGTAGGTCTATCTTTTACACTCTCTGGCATAGGATTTGGTTTATGCCATATTATTTCGCTTCTTAAATACCAACCATTTTCTGATAAAGCAATTGCAACTCTAGCTGGTATCATCATTAAATCTTTTGCTTTTAATCCTTCTGGAACAACTGTATTTCTTCTTTGTTTGTCTTCAAAAGACGTATTGTTTAATATAGAATTTTTTCCCCTTCCACCAAAAGCACTAGATTTACTTGCATAAGAATCACCAAGATTCCACCACACAGTGCCTTGTGGCTTTAATACTCTACGCAACTCTTCAAATAACAATACTGTTTTCTCTATGTACTCTTCTAATGTTTCCTCTAAACCAAATTGATCATCAACTCTTTTAGCACCACATTCTGGACATATTTGTTTATAAATAGCATCACCAACAACATGACCTTGTTCATACATTCCTGCATGACCAGTGGCTGTGTCTTTAGAAATTTTAGTTAATCTTTTATGAGGACAACTAGAATCTCCACCTTCCCACGTTCCAGTTCCATAATCTCTTAAACCAAAGTAAGGAGGAGAACTAACAACACAATCAATACTTTCAGATTCTATTTCTTTTAACTTTTCCATATTGTTTCCAGTTAATATTTTAGTTCCCATCTACAAATCTTTTTACTCTTAGTTTTAATTTTTCGTTGTATTCTCTATCATTATCTGTTTTTGTATGACATTGCCGACAAAGTGGAATGAGATTGCGTATATCATCTCTGACACCTGTAGGATCGCCGCCCATGCCACGACCCTTTAGGTGATGAATATCCACTGCTGGTTGCGTATAACAACCCCAACATTGAGGCAAGTCTTGATCTCCATATTTCCAATACTTTAAAAATTTACTTTTGTAATTTTTCAATTTTTTTTATTAGATTAGAAAGCTGTTCACCAATAGCCCACACCATAATGCCAATAAATAATGAGCAGAGCAATAAGACACACAGTAAAATAAAAATAATCCATTTCATTACTAGCAATGCTAAAATGGTATATCTTCTTCTGGTGCTGGTGGCGTTTCATGGACTTGTGTGGGCATGCCACTTTGACCACTACCACCAAACTCTTGTCTCTCCTCTACACGCAAATTTAATGCATCATGATTTTCATCTTTCCACAATCCACACGAATAAGATTTACCAGCCTCAAGTGTAACTGTTTCTGGCACAGTAAAATTACTATTACTGTATGGTGGTTTCTTATCACCTGCTTCTTTATGTTTGTTTTTAAACAAACGCATTCTAAATTTAGCATTACTCATGCTATTCTCCTTTCATTTTTACCTTCTTTATTTATTTCTTTTGTTGGTTTTTTTATGTTGTAGGTTTGATTTTGATTATCTAAATCATCATTCTCACCTGTAGCAATAAGAAATAAACTTCTCATAAATTGTTTTAAGGCATAAGATTGAGCAGCACCCATTGCTTGCCCACCTTTCATTTCACAATAAATGGTTCTTCTTGGTGTGTATTGCCAAGTGTCTCCATCTTTATGTGAAAGTATAAAACGATAAACAATATTTAACCACGGCCTTCCCTGTGTATCTGTTATTATTTTACACGACTCTTCATCTTGGGTTATTATTAATCCAAAATGACCTGCTAAAGGATTAACAGTTCCTAAAAACTTATCAATACTTGCATAATTATATTTTTGAAATTCATTCTTGCCATCTTTACCAAGCATCTGCATTTCTTTTGTAATGTTATTAATTGCAGTGCTTATTGTTTTTGGCATTCTTACAAGATGATTCTCTTGCATTACATGTTTTACAGGCACAGACTCTTCTGGCTCATCCATGTAGTGTGCTGTTTTTTCACTAGGTTCGTAATTCACATATCCTCCAATTTTGTTATTAGGTTTTTAATTTCTTTTTCGTACTCTGGATTTTCTGCATAGTTATATAGTGTATCAACTAATGCAAACAAATCCACTTCATTCTTAAACCATTGCATTAACAATAGTTCTTGAAACTCTTCATATTTATAACTTGTTGATAACAAGTTCATGTAATCTTCTACTGAATCACACATAGAATGATATTTACGCAATCCCCATTCTGCATTAGGTCTTAATTTTGCTTTCATGTGTGGCTCAGATAAATTGTATTCTTTTATTCCAAAATAGTTTTTACCTTCTACTGCAAACCTACTTCTACC